CATCATGTGATTTTCCATAATAATAGTCTGAATCAGGATCAGATGCGGCTTTGGCGGCACCCGCTAAAGTTTTTGTTGAGATTTCATCAAGTTCTTCAACTTCTTCAGTTGCCTTTTTTTGACCTCTTAGAATCTTAAAGTCTTGGCCATCAAGTTTACCATTATGGTTCTTGTCCAATTTTGTTTGATTACCTTTTAATTCTTTTTCCATAATGCCTCTGATTATATCAGCAACTGGATCTTTTTTATTGAAATTTATCATTGTTGTTCTCCGTTTTAGCAATTCCATTTACGCAAAGACTTATTGATCCTAGAATCAGGATCATGTGCTGTTTTAGCAGATGTTAACTTCTTTTTCATTCCGCTCATTCTAGAGCAAAATGACTTTCTTCTATTTGCAGCTTTACTTCCAGCTTTCAACTTAGATGGCTTTGTTGTAACAGCCATTGACAGTTTAGAACCTGGATTTTCTCTGCGATACGAAGCAATACCTTTTCTATTTAAGCCACCTTTAGGATCTTTTCCAGCAGAACGTTGCCATGCAGGTGATGATTCTTTAATATTCTTGGCAGCCAATTCAAATGTTTCACCTTTAGCTTCAGCTGCACCACCATGACCATGCATTTTCTCTATATCAGATTGGTCTTGATATTCTTTTGATTTATCTGCTAAATGTTTTTTCTGACGCTTTATTTCTTGAGCGTCTTGTTTCATAGTTAATGCATCTACTTCGTATAAAAATTCTTTGAAAGTTTTCATTTCTTTTTCTTCTTAGGTACAGTTGTTATATTTTTATCTTGGTCTTTATATGATTGCATAGGTTCTTTATTGGATGCACCACCCAAAGTTCCAGCAACACCCATATCACAAGCACCAGGATCGTCAATTGCTTCTATAACTTTTTTTCTAAAATTCTTAAAGTCTACTTGTTCTCTATATGTTACATCGCCTAGACCAGACATAGGGTATACTGTTCCCTGTTGGCGTGTATCAAATTCTGGACCGATGGTCGTTACATTCCTTAGTCTTTGACTTACTGTAGGAACATCGGTATTCTTTTTCTTCTTTATTACTTCTTTGTCTTTGGAGAAATTACTTTCTTTTGGCTCAGGGAAGATTTTGATTTTGGGTCCGCTGTTTTCTTCGCTGTAGGTTTTGAAGGTGTAACTACCTCGTTTTTTGTTTCCGTCCCACTTGATGTCACCGGAGTTGGAGTCACCTGCTCTGTTGTCTGGGGTAATGTCTCCTGGACCATCGGCTTTTGGACCTCCTCCACTACGGAGTTTTGGGGTGCTGCCTTTGGTGCTGGATTCAACCAGTCTAGTATTTTCTTTAGCATGATAATTTTCCTTAAAATAATTAAATGGTTTATTGGCATTCAATCTATCATGATTTTCCAACCAAGAATTAGAAATTTCGCCATAGTTTTTACTTTCTATAAATGTATTTATTTTTTTATAGGTCTCAGTAATATCTTCTTCAATTGATTCAATTTCGGAACTATTGTCGAAGTATATGAAATTGTCAAAATTTTGTTTGTAAGATTCCTGACAGGATTGAGCAAGTTCCCATTTTTCCCGTCTGATTGATTCGGCAATCATTTTTGTCAGTCTTTGATTTCTTTCCTGACTGGCTCTATCTGTGGTATTAACAAATATCATGATTGTTTCATAACCAAGTTCTTCTAATTCTTCCTTGATTGTAATGATGCGAGAATGGTCATCAGCAGGTCCATTAATGATTAATGGACCACGATTTCTGATTGCTTCTCTACGGAAGTCATTAGATTTTTCGGCCAACTTCTGTTTATCCATTAGGTAGTCAAACCCTTGTACAGAATTCAACTCTACTGCTTTTGATTCAGCAATTGCTTCACGGATGATAACATCTTTACCAGAACCTGGTCCACCTGTTACAAAAATGGCTTTGAATATACCACGGTTGTAAGATTCGTGTAATCCCATACCTTTTCTTGTGTCATGCATCAATTCTTTTGCATGAGTATCAGAAACATGGTGTGGAACGCCTTGTTTAAACTTGGCAACATCTTTATTTTTAGCGTGTTCACGCATCTTGGTACCAGACATACCTTCTGTTCCCTCTGCATCTGGATCACGGTGGCCAGCAGAATGTACATGAATCTTTTTGAAATGGTATAAAGCACCTTCATGTGAACCATTATATTGGTTCAATTTAGCTTTCATTTCATGTGTGCGGTCAGAACCAACCACCATGTGCAGATGAGTTACACCTTTTTTGTGTAGTTCAGCTGCATGATGTAAGAATGTAGGATGTTCTTTTGATGATGCATGAAAATTAGTATCTGGAGAATATCTCTTTAGATGTTTAACCTTCTGTGCGGCCGACAAAGGATTCTTTTTTGCATCTTGGGAATGAGAAGTTACAACAGTATGTGTCGCATTTTGCTTCTTAGCTACTTCTTTAACTTTATCAATTAACTTCAAGTGGCCAGAGGTAGGCGGATTCATTCTACCAAAAGTAAAGACATGGTGTTTTTCACCTGTCTTTTCTTCTTGTAATATATCTAAAAATGACTTCATTTACGGACTTTTAACAGATTTTGTTTGGCGAATTCTGCACGGTTGACCAATTTAGTTGGTTCATTATTGTGATGTACAACGAAACCTTCTGGCTTAGACTTCTTGCCTTCAATGTGGTGGTGGTAACGACCTTCATGTGTTTCCAAAGAATTTACCAACGCATTCTTGGCTTGGTGTAGGTGGTGGTGCATCGCAAACAAATGACCGTAATGTGACTTATGCTTCTCTACATGAGCAACCTGTGACTTGCCTTCACCTGTTTTTTCTGCCTTAGATTTTTCAGTTTTAACTTTAGCAGCCTGTTTTTCATGTGCATCATGTAGATGTTCTTTGAAACCTTTAACAGATGGAACTTCATCATGTCTAACTGTTTTATTGATGTATGTAGATAAGTGACCAGTTTCACCACCATGTTTGTGGTGTACTGCATCATACATTTTGTGGCCATGTGTATTATGGATTTCTTTTGCAGCAGCCATATGAGACTGGAATTTCTTTTCGTTTGCATCAGAATGTTTAACTTTGCTGGTGTCATGTTCTGCACCGTGGATGTGTACATCTGGATGTTCTTTGAAATTGTGGTGGTCAACATGAGGCGAAGCACTTTTCATGTCATCACTATATTTCTGATGAACTACAATACCTACTTTAGATTTCTTGACCTTTTCAGTATCTTCTTTACTTTTAGGTGTATAAGTGATTGTGTTTGGTGTAAAAGATACTTTAGTACCTTTGGCCTCTAGAATAACTTCTTCATGTAAACTTTTGGTTTCTGCATGGTGCATCAAGTCGCCTTGGTAAACACCATGTTTTGGTGTTACTTTTGGTAGATGTTTGAGTGCGTGTTTAAGTGTTTTTGCAAGACCAGGTGCATGGCCATGATTTCTGTCAATGTCTTTTTCTGTGTGATTGATTTTTGGATCTTTGTTGAAAGCCGACTTAGTTGCAACAAAAAACTTACCATTTTTTGGATGGTGACCAAAGACAAGGGATGGAGAGCCATCATACTTCATTGTCAAGTCACTATGACTTGCACCAGCTTTCATGTGTGCATGAGCTTTCATTAGTGCTTCATGAGCGTGTTCAAAACCGGCATGGCCGTGCATCAAAGGACGGTCTTCGGCATGGTGAATATGCTTAAGTTCCGAACCTTCGGATTCTTCTTTTAAGAAAGACTGAAATGTTAACATTGATTGTACCTCTAGAAATGCAACACACTTTGGTTGCCAATGGGCTTATTTATACGATTAGGAATTCCATTTATTGACAAAATCCGTGCAAACTCCAGTGATGGCCAATGTTTTTACATAATCCCACTGGCCGTCACCTATTTCCGGTAAAACAGCGATGCTTTTAGGAAACAATTGTTTTATCTTAGGATAGGTCCAAATATAACCCCAACTGGTTAAGGTAACATCATCTTTCTGGTGCCAGAAACAATGTACACCTTCTTCCCTTAGTAGATTCAATGCATCCAGGTTCTTACAGTGAATCCATAGGCCATCTTGTGACAGAAATTCAATAGTTGTTTCATATTGAGGTTTATCGTGTCCCAACCACCAACTGTCATGGTGCCACCAAACATCAATTTCACAAGGAATACCTTCTGACAAACAATATCGTATTTGTTTTGGATTGTTTTCCAATTCTTTATCAGGACCGTCAAGTAGAGCACGGTGAGCTATCACTATCATCTATAGAATTCCTTATTCAGATGTATTTGTTGCCACGGCAAATTCAACATTTCAATAAAGGTTGTAGATGCAGTATGTGGACACAATAGATTTGTTTTATCATATATCATTGGTAGATAACAAATAGCTTTACAGAAATTGATAACACTAAATGCATTACCAACTTGTAACATATCGCCAGTGCCTTGGCCAGTATGATTTGGATGAAAAACGGTATAGAAATGTTTTGGATCAAAATCAGGAAGTTCTTGGTGCACCAACATATCTGGTCTGGTTCGTATCACCAAATCATACTGTGTTCCTGTTTTCATAATATAGTCCTCAAGCATCAAAATGCCCTGACCCATCTTAAAGAACATTGAAAGTATATTCAAAGACCTATGATTGTAGTTTGGATATCTCTTTATCTGTTCTAAGAAATTCTCTCTGTAGTCATCAAAGTTTTGAATTGCCACAGCTTTGGCACCATACGCCTCTGCAATAATACCATGTTCTATTCCTGGTGTGCCTTCAATAAAACCTTCTTCATCATTACCAGCAGTTAGACCATACCATCCTTCTTCACTCCATGTATTGATAAAGATATCCGGATTATATTTGTCAATAAATCGTTGTTTGAAATTAGGTAGAACTTCTTTCCAATGGCGCATATGGCCAGTTAATACTATTGCTACTTTCATTTTTTGTGCGCCAAAAAGTAATTCAAATCTTCTGGGGTTCCAATTCCCCACATACCCGTAACTTGTTTGACACGAATCTTTTTACCATCTTCAATCGCTTCATTGAATACAGGTGCAACATAGAATTCATTGTTTGTACGGATGTTCTTGTCAATCATCTGTTCGGCATACTTAACATAATCAGAACCTTTGTTCCAGTAGTAAACTCCCACCGTTGCTTGGTTGGAGATGACTTTCTTTTCTGCGACCTCCGAAACAAAACCATTGTCATCCAATTTGGCATATGACCACTTAGGATGTGTGGCTTGGAATGTAAGCATGCCACCATCAATTGAATCTGCCTTAAAAGCATATAGACATTCATTTGAATTCCATTCAACATATTGGTCTGAGTTTGCCATAATCAATGGTGCATCATTATTAATAAATTCTTTAGCCAATAATGTAGTACAAGCTGCACCTTCTGTTATACCATCAACCTGAACGATTGTACAATTAGGTGCAATCAAGTTAAGCAAGTATTTTAAATTGTATTTTTCATAGTGTTCTTTTTGAACCAAGAAAATGTAGTTTGCTTCAATGTTCAAATTCTCAACAACCACTTGAATCATGGGTTTACCATTAACTTCAATCAATGGTTTTGGGAATGTGTAACCTGCCTGAGCAAATCTGGAACCTGCACCTGCCATAGGAATAAGAACATTCAATTTCTCATCACGCCACGGAATCGTTGTATCGTTAATGTTAAACTTATCAATCATATCTAAAAACTTAGTCCCTTCTAAATCATATGCATCTTTTACTGGATAAAGGTGAGCACCAGAATTGATGGCACCCTCACGACCTATGTGTGAATCTTCAATAATGATAGTGTTCTTAGGCAAAGATTTCATCTTTGTCATACACTGCCAATACATTTCAGGAAATGGTTTTGGATTAAAAACATCTTCATTGCTTACAAAGTAATCCACATATTGAATTATATTCATTGAATTAAGAGCAATCTTAACTGTTTCACGGATGCTATTAGATGCAACAGCAACCTTCCATCCTCTTTTCTTCAATTGATTCATCAACCATGGAACTGAACTATTTCTTGGACAACTAGGAATTAACTTAAATGTTTCTTCTTGTTTCTCTCTCCAAATTTCATTATAGTATTCAACTGGTAGACCTTTGTCTGCCGTCAACATCTGTA